GATATACATATTACCTTGTAAAGATTTCATTTCTTGAATAACATTAGTTTCTGACAAAGTAAATTCATCAGCAGTACTAACACCAGCAGCAAAAGGATTCCAGTTATTAGGAACGGATCCAGGAACTGCTACGTCAGATGTACGAACTACACCAGATAGTCTACGAATAATAGTAGTTGGTGTAACAGAATCAACTTCAGTTAAATCACCTGCAACAAGTAAATCTCCAAACGATTGAACAATACCTGCTCGTACATTTACAGGATTTCTAGATTTAATTGTAGCAGTAAGTGTATCATTAGCTGTTAAGTTTCCAATTACAATTACTGTTGTGTTAGTATTTGTATCGGTATATATTTGAAAATTATTACCACTCACTGTAGGAATAGTCCCTGGTAATGCTCCAGGAACAAAATTAGTCCCATTAACTGTTCCAGAACCTGCAGGACTACCCGCTTGTGCTGTCTTAGTGTTTGTTCCTGTAACTAAGATTTCATTTGCAGTAAAATCTACTTTTTGACCAAGATCGAATACAGTACTATTACCAGATAAATAAGTATCACTATGTACTATTTGTTGTACATTATAACTATCCCATCCAGGAAGCTCTGCAAGTACTACATTATTTATATTAGTATTTCCTGGAGTATCTAAAATATAATGAGGTTTATCAATTCCATTGTTAATAATAAAAGAAAATCCACCACTAAATAAAGTATGCTGCCATCCATGTGTTGTAAAAGCAAATCCATCAGCCATACTAGAAGGTGTAATATCTTTCTTTGTTCCTGTGTGATCTTGGATATAAACCTTTTGACCTACAGTAATACCAGCACGAACATAATCTACAACCCAAACATAATAACAACCATGAGGTGCTAAGTTAGGATTTTCCCAAACTGCAAAGTATCTGACCTGACCAAACAATTCATTTGCTGGTACAAGATCTTCTACAATATTATTAAGCAATAGCTCTCCTGATATTTTACGAACTGCACCATCTTTAAATCTAACGTTACGTACATCTGTAAATACGTTTGGTGCTAAAGCAACAGGAGGAGTATCAATGATAACCCCTTGAGATGCGATATCGGTAACAGAAATTGTTTCATCTGCCATGTTACTCCTCCGTTAATTAATTACTAAGCGCACTCTTTCTGGCCTGTAAGCGGGTCGATAAAGCAAGCTTCAACCTTTCCCTCTTCTTTAACCATTTCCTCATTCGTGCTAGATACCTTCTCTTTCGTTTCCACGGTTTCGTTGAAGATACCAAATCGTTTTCCACTGATCCTGAACGTAGTGCATCCCTTCGCCCCGCCCTTCCAGGCATCAACATACACTTGTTTAAAATCTTCATATGACACATCTTCCCCCACATTACAAGTTTTAGAACATGCTGAGTCTACGTAATGTTGAGACAACAACAAGACTGCTAAATGATCTTGAACTGAAATATCAGATGATGTCCTCCCTTCTACCCCTCTAGAGTACGCATAGTCTTCTACACGTTCAACACGGGGTCCTTCAAATGTTTGGATAGTACGGTCATAGTAGTGACTAAACACAGGCTCTATGCCACCAGTGACATTATCTGCCACAAGGCTGATAGTACCAGTAGGAGCAATGCTAGTGAGGTGGCTGTTGCGTATGCCATGTTCTCTAATCTCCTTCTTAACAGATGCAGGTAATGTGCGTACAAAATTAGACTTTAAATACTCTGGACGATACATGGGAAATGGGCCTTTTTCTTTTGCTAACAAAGCAGATGCTTTATAACAATTATCTCTTAAACAAGCAAATACCTTTTCAGTCCAGTTAAGAAACTCAGGAGAGGCATAAGGATACCCTAAAAGCTCACCAGCGTTAGCTAATGCAGTAACACCTAACCCCATACGTCTTTTGTCTTTAGCCTCATCAGACTGTTCTTTAAGTGGGTATATAGTACGATCAATAATATTATCCATAGCACGTACTACATGTGGAATGTCTTTTTTAAACTGTGTAAAATTAAATGTATAGTTACCAGCACTTTCATCAAGATACTTTACTAAATTAAAAGAACCTAACAAACATGCTCCTTGTGGGGGCAACGGCTGCTCACCACATGGGTTAGTAGCTCCAATGGTCTCACAGTACCATAAGTTATTCATCTCTTGTATACGGTCAATAAACAAAACCCCAGGCTCTGCCCAATCCCAGGTCGAGTTCATTATCTCATCCCATACCATTTGCGCTGATAAAGTGCCACGTACAACACCGTCAAAAATTAAATCATATTCTGTACCATCATCAAGAGATTCCATAAAGGCATCTGTAATTCCAACGGAAATATTAAAACCTGTAAGCTTATCGCTGTTACGTTTAGCTCTAATAAAATCAAGTATGTCAGGATGGTCAACCCTAAGAACACCCATTTGTGCTCCTCGTCTATGACCAGAACTAGCAATCGTTTGGCACACTGCATCAAAGATTCCCATAAAACTAACAGGTCCAGAAGATTTAGAGTCAAGAGAGTTAATGTGGTCTCCTTTTGGTCTTAACTTACTAAAGTCATAACCAATACCACCACCCCTTCTCATTGTCTCTGCAGCTTCTGCAGCACGTTTCATTATAGACTTCATGTTATCTTCAATAACACCACTAACAAAACAATTAAATGCTGTAGTAATACGCCTACTGCCCATAGCATTTTGGACTCTACCAGCAGGTAAAAATCTCATATTTCCAAAGATGTCCTCTAGTTCTAGTTGATGCTCAGGAGTATCATTAAGTGCCCCTGCCATGCGTTTTACTTTATCATCAAAGGACTCACCTTCTTGACGATACTTCATTGCATCAATCTCTTCAGAAATAGATGTGACTGGTCCAGCGTATTCTACATTTCTCATAATATTATTACCTCTTATTTGAATAGATTTTTCCTATAAGGGGTATATACTATTAGACTGCTCTCATTCTTTGTACAAGACGATCAGCACGATTTGTTACTTGTTGATACCATTTACTATCAACCATTTCTACTGCAGCCCTATGCCAATCACCAGAGTCTACAGCTGCTCTCATGCCTACAAACTTACTAAGCCGAGGTCTACCCATATTGAACATCATATTAGCAATAATCAATTGGACTTCTTCAGGCAAAAGTTCGAAGTTGGAATATAACTTCTTGCACTCCGATAACACCGTTTCGACATCTTTAGCGAAACACTCATTAACTCTATCTTCCGAGACTGGTGTGCCAACTTCTTGTCCATACTCAGGATCGCTGTCAAGAATAAGATGACCAATACCATGTGAAGGGAAGCCAAGATGATCCAAGTAGATTTCATACTTACATCCCTCATCAGCCTTAAGTTCTTCTCTTAATTTATTTATATTCATTTAGTTAGCCTCTTTTGTTTTTCATATGTCCTGAGTCCACCAATCCCCAACATGCCGCCTAGAACGGGCAACAACGTGCTCATATCAAATTCAGGTAGGGTAGGTAGCTGAGTGCCCGTTAAGGCTACTACAAAGAGCAGGACGGGCTGTAAAACAAAGTGATAGGCAAAAGCAGACGCACAGACCCAGCCAACTGCTGGTCTCCATCCTCCTTTAAATATAGAGCCTGAAGCTGCCTCTGCTTTGTTTACTTCTATTTGAGCAAGTGCTAGTTCTTGGGCATGTTTTTCCCCCATCGTAGCAAGCTCATGGGCAATCCTTGCTTTTTCATCAGCGTCAGGAATAAACTTATCTAGAAGACCTGTTACTGGTCCTATTAATGCAGATATCATGTTGATACTCCTGGTACTTTTATTTCATGGTGTAAACATTTATATGCTTGAGGTATATGATCAGGCATTTCATTTATTGCTTCACGCATTTCTTCTGAACGTGCAATACACTGTTCTTTTGTTTCATATGGACCTCTTGTGTCCGCTACTTCAAAACATGTATTAGGATTTGATACTAAACAAACCAATACGAATACTTCAAACATTTTATTCTCCTCATGTTGCTTTAGCTACTGATATAGCCATAGCTATAATTATTCCAATTACTGCAATTATACAACTAACAGCAATTAAAACCTGTTTTATTAAATCATCTCGTTCTTGTGCTTTTATTCTTTGTGCTTTTTTAAAAGCTGCTATTCGTTCTTTTTCTTCTCTAAGTCTTTTAGCTCTTTCATCAAGAATAGATCTCCATGTCCCATGACCAAATCGCATATCAACTAATGTAGCTACTTCTTGAAGTTTTTCTTTAGCTAGTCTAGCATCTATAACTTCAGACGCTACACCCCCAATACCTCCAAAATTATCAACATTTGCTTTTTTATTTCGATGTTGTTGTACTTGTTTTTCGCCCTCAAACAACTTATCTATATAGCCAGCTATTTCGCTTACATCATTAGCAGTACCAATCATACTTTTAATACTATCAACTGCTCCTTTAACTAAGGCTATACCCGCCATTGTTTCTGCGATCATTTTATTAACCTCACATTTTCATTAAGAGAGAGGATGCTAAGCCAACGACTATAACCGTTGACCCCATTATCATTGCTTCAAGTCTCCACAGTCTTTTGTCGAGACCTGATAATTTATCTTCTACTGCTTTATAACGTACAGCACATTCTTTTTCGTGTGCTTCTAATTCTATAGCAACTCGTAGTTCTGGTGAAACTTCCTGTGACATTTTCATTATCCAGCAATTTCCATAAGTGTAAGTGTTGATTTAGATGTTGCTTCATTATTATAATTATAATGAATTTCATTTTGGTTTTTGTAAATAGTTACTTTATAAGTAAGTGCGCTTGTTGAATTTGGACTATCAAGATATGTAAAAGCACCTGTTGAATTCCCATAACCTGTTGTATTAAACAGATTAAGTGTATAAATATTTGAGCTACCTCTAACTAAATTTAAAATAAGATCAGAAGTGTTTAACCAAAGAAGCGCTGTAGAATGTGTACATAAAATTTTACTACTTGTTGCAGACGGTGTAATAGATGCAGTTAATCCTGTATCTATATGAACATTATCGCTTTGACCTGCATTTTTACTAAGATTAGTAGTAGAAGTACCTTGTACAACTTGCAGCACACTACCACTGCGAATAGGAATACCAGCAGACGTGACTGCCGCAAGAGACTGATTGTTTAGTTTAGTAAGTGCCATGTCTGTCTCCTATCCCGCTATTTCCATAAGTATCATGCTTTGCACACCACTAGACTGCCACCCAACATAAACATAATTAGAACCAGCATAGCTTTTAAATCTTAATGTATAAGTAGTTGCGCTGGTTGTGGCAGGACTATCTAAGTATTGGAAAGATAGTGTTTCCCAATCGTTATCCTGTTGCGCTGCCATAAGTTTCCCACCTTCTAAATCAGTGGAATTTCTTTTTAATCCAAACAATCCGTAATCACCGGATGATGAAGTTCTTTGTTGAGTGTTTACCATCACAAGAATTTTACTACTGCTTGACGTAGGTGTAATACTGCAATTTAAACTAGCGTCTTGAAATGATTGTGAGTTTGTATTGTCTTGAGTATTAGTAATAACATTAGAAACGACTTGAAGCACGGAACCAGTAGCATTAACTATTGGTTTACCAGCCGAGGTTTGGATGGAGTCTACTTTTAATATACTTGTCATTTGTATCTCCTATCCTATTTACAACCATAAATATTAATTGTGCCAGCCGTAAAGGTTGACGATGTACACACAACTTGAACACTTGTTATTGCTGCATTGTTTCTCCAATGCCCTGACTGAAAGTTTTGAACATCATTTGTTCCAGTATCTTGAATTGATGACCACTCTGTTGATTTCCAATGAGCAGTACCATTAGGAAAATAAACACGCATTATTGCATTGTTGTTTGTGTTTCCGTTAGTAAAGCCAGCAGCACCAGTTTGCCCTAAATGAAAACTAGTTGTAGTACCACCGCCAGCACTAGGCGAGTTATTAGCGTCTTCTGTAAGTCTTGCCCATTTATAGTTAGAGCCGCTGTCAGAATTAAATCTCACACTTGCTTCATATCCAGCCGACGCATTAAGACCATAAATATGAATTAATAAATGGTTAAAATCTGAAGAGCTAACTGATACAGAAGTTGATGCTCCTGATATTGAAGATGTTGCTAACAAGTTAGTAGTGGTTGGCATTAACACTTGACCACTGCTATTAATTGTCATTGCAGTTGTACCGTTAGTATGTTGGAGGGTTTCTACTCCTATAATTGAAGCCATGTCTTCCTCCTATCCTATAAAATAACCGCAAAAGTTTGCATAATAACTTATAGCGTACCAATCGTCTGAGTTAGTGTTACCTACTCGACCTTGTGCTTCAACGTAATCATTAGCTTGTAAGTAGGCGACCGTTGCTACAGCAACCGTATCCCCTTGAAAACTGTTATGCTTAAAAGCTAAAATATGTCCACCACCGCTTGTGTCGGTTCTGTGAAAACGAGCTTCAGCATAAGATGATGTAGTTGTGGCATCATGTAAAAATTGCAAATAAAAATAATACGAACCCGTAACGGGAACATTAAATCTATAACTTGATGTATCGTAATGATTGCCAACATTATGAGAGGTCGTATTAAAAGGCATTGTATTAAAATTAGTATTACCAAAACTTTGCCATGCGTTAGCGTTATTAGTAGCAAAGAAAGATGGCTTAGTTGGCATTATCACCTGACTACCAGTAGTCTTAGGATGTAGTTCATCTACATATAATTTACTCATATTACACCACCGTAAATGTGCCGTTAACAGTCAACGTAGCTGCAAGTGTAAATGGTCCTGCTACAAGCGCATTTTCACCACTAGCAATCGTTGTATTGTCTGTTAGGCTGTTAGGGTTAACACGAATATTAGCTACACCACCACGGCTAATAGTACTACTAAGTTTTGCTGTAGTAACTGAATTATCTGTTGGTACTGTACTATTACCTACTTCTCCTAGCGCAAGAATATAATCAATGCTGTCTGAAGAAGAAAGATTAGAGGCGAACACAATGTTACTACCACTGACACTATAAGCATCATTAGGTGCTTGTGTTACACCGTTAAGAGATACAATCAAAGATTCTGCGTTAGCTGGCGTAAATGCAGCACTGTTGTAAGTGAGTGCATACGTAGCTGTAGCAGAAGCTGTGAGTGCGTCTAGTTTTTTAAAGTCCCCTGCGAGGGGTTGTTTGCCTACATATGGCATTAGTCAGCCTCCTCTATTGTTAGTTTGCCAGCATCTACCTGACGCATAATTTCGGCATAGTGTGTGTTGGATGGGTCTAGCGGAACGTGCATGGTCACGCTATCAATGGTAGCCACAACTCCTTGATTAACTCCGTCAGCAGATACAGCACCACTATCTTTATCAATATTAATTCCTTGAAAATATTTTGCGTTACTAATATTCATTTTTACAACTCCGCCTCCGCTTTAAAATCACTTACAACAATAGCGACAACATTCCAATTAGACGAACTGTTATAAACGTGAACGTAACTATAGTTTATACTTGCTATAGCAAATGTTCCTGCACTTCCACTTTGCGGAGTGAAAGTTCCTGTGACAGTTGGGGAGGCTCTCATGTTGGGAGAAAACTGTATTGTGCCACTTGGCGCAAGCGTTGCACTGTTAGTCCCAGTAGTATAACCAAGATGTTGAGGTGCAACGTAACAGTATCTTCTGCATTTTTCTAACGTAGTTCCAAAGTCCTCATGCTCAAAAGCGGTGGCTACATCTCCGATTTCAAGCTGGCAATCTGTAATTTGCCATGTTGCACCAGCAGTTGTAGCAACACCATTTGTTGCTTGCCCATCTGCCCAATCATTTAAACCAACGTAATTTTTCCATGTATTAAGAGAGCCGTTACCTTTAGCACCTGTACCTGCAGCTAAGTGCCAACTTACATAAAAGCCTTGACCATTACTATTAGGAATATCAGCCCCAGAAACTGTATCAGCGGGGAATGTTATAGTTTTTTTCTCCCAAGTATTTGCAGAAGAAATAGTATATGTTTTATTAATAATCCTAGTAGTTGCAGCAGCTTTATATAAATTAACAGCGTATGTTCCAGTTATAGAAGACTTAATATAAAAAGACAGTGTTACTGTTTTAGCGTTAGAACTTCCAAATTGAAGTCCTTGTAAGTTTTGTGCTTCAATTATTTGTACAAAATATAAATACTCACTTGCATCATATGAACTTTCGGCTGTGCCAGTTGTCCACTTTAATGACTTTCCATTTGTAGTCAAAGGATGATCATTAACTTGTGCATAAGTCCCATCAAACTGTCCATGCGAACCACCAAAAGTAAATCTCCACCTATCAATTAAATAACCGTTTGTAGTACCATCATGTGCCATTGCAAGTGAAGTACCACGCTGTGCTACTTGCATATTACCATTAATAATGAGGTTTCGATTACTCTGGATAGCAGCATCAGACATGCTATCACTTCGTATTTTACTAAGTGCCATTATAGCCTCCTATTAGTAAGGGCTATCACCAAGTAATGATGTATCCCACGCTGCCTTTAGCTTTGTAATTGTGTCTGCGCTACTGATAGCTGAAGCTGCAGGTGCATCCCTAAGTGATTTCTTTTTATTAACGCTTGCAGTCTTAGCAGAAGCATCATCAGCTTCTAGCGCTTTCATATAAGCTACATCTTCTGCTTCAAGAAGTGGTTTACGCACTGCTCTAATTTTATCTTTAAATATATCTTTAGCTTTTGCAACATCTTCGCTGATTACTTTTTTATCACTATCAAGAACCCAAGCGTCACGAAAGCTACGATCTGCAGGTATAGTAACAGAATCCGCAAGAGGAGTCTGATCACCTACTTTAATATATGTATCTACCATTAATTTCTCCTATGCGGCAAGCAACTCTTGGTTGATCTTCCATGCGTTTCGCCACTCTCTAGTTTTAGGTAATTGTTTTTTATTACAGATAACCATCTTTTGACGATTACCTTTGTTATATGTTTGCCACACAGCTGGAGGACAATCTTTCTTTATAAGATATTCTATAGCTTCTTTTTCAGTCATTGGACCTATAGGGTTTGTTTCGTGCAATAAATATCCACGAGTGTGTTTAGTAAACCCTTCTTCTGCTTCATCTTTAGCTAACTCCCAGTATACCCATACAGGTGGAAGAATGCCACCTTGCATAGCTGCTGCCATCCAATTAGGGTCTGGTACAAGGATTTTAGCACACTCATCTATTTTGTCTTCATACACAACACGATAGTCAGACTGATGCGGCTCTAGGTTTTCTTTTGCCCAGCATAGGCGGTCAAATAGGTGTGTGCCTTGAAACTGTGGTGTTTGCATTATGCGAGGTCTCCAAATACTGCTGAACAACCAATCAAATCGCTGTCACTACCGCTGTCTGCGTCATGACCTTGAAAAGCAATAAGACTTGTTGTCGAAACTCCAACATCAAGGTTGTGTGTGTTGTTTGCCGCAAGTGTGCCTTCAGTCCAGATGTACTGTTTGTTCTGCATCGCATTGGTTAGGTTGCCCCGTGCAAGACCAGTTCCTGCATCCGTTCCGCTAGAAATGTTTAGGCACTCTATAGAAATTGCGTTAGTAGCAATATCCATTGTAGTGCTACTTCGCAAGTTCATATTAAAAGTAACTTTTGCGCTACCTTTCACAACATACTGCGTATCAAGTGACCCAGCGGTGCTGTGTTCTAGGGTATCTGCTTTTAACTTTCCATTTGCCATAATACCCTCCTATCCTACTAAATGTCCCATAAACACGGACCATTGATTGCCATACATATAAATATTAGATACCATTTTTACTCTTACAGTGTCATTTGCCGAGGCGTTTATGTATGTGTCTATGCTGTGTGTCCAATATTCAGTAGTTTTATTTGTAAAATTTCTTTGTTCGTAATCACTGCCATTTAACTGAATTTTCCATGCAGCATTATCAACTGCTCTAGAGCCAAGAATACTTGATACATGAAACCAATATAACCCTGCTATTGGACAAGTATATGTATATGTACTTGTATTATACCCATTAGCGGTATCAAATCCTCCGTAAATAGTTTTGCTGTCAAAGGGCATTATTTGATTGTTAAGATCTAGACTTGTTCCATTTCTTCTTGCAAGAAAAGCTGGTCTTGCTGGAGTAAGCACACGACCACTAG